GTTGGCGTATTTATCAACGTCAAACCCGCCGAAGGCGCCAAGTACCGCACCACCAGCGTCAAGCGCGTTGCCGGGCTCAAGATCACCGAGCGCAAGCTCAAAAAAGCCAGCCAGCGCGGCGCCAAAAGCAAGCTGGACCCCTACTACTGGCGCTGGCTGGAATTCGGCACCAAGAAAATGACCGCCCGGCCATTCCTCAAACCGGCCTCCGACAGCCTGCCCGAAGCACTGGCGGCATTTGAAACCGTCGCCGTCAAAGAAATTGAAGCCCTCAACCGGAGCGCCCCCTGATGTCCGCAGAAACCGAACTATTCGCCGCCCTAGTCGGCGCCGCCGGCCTGTCTGCCCTGGTTGGTGACCGCATCTACCCCGACGCCATCCCGGAAAACAAGGCGCTGCCTGCCGTGGTGTACAGCATCGACGGCAGCGCCCCGGTTTACGGCTTAAACCAAGACAAGCACGCCACCCCAACGCAAATCAAGATCGTCGCCTGGGGCGCCACGCGCAATGCAGCCAGTCTGGCCGGTGATCAAATCGAAATCGCCCTGGCCAGCATCGGCATGCCACTCGATAACCGCTACTCCGGCTTCGATGCCGAAGTCGGCGAATACGCCGATGTCACCGAAATCACCTGGTGGGAATAACCCGCCGCCCACCGCAGTACCAAACCCAACCCGCCTCGGCGGGTTTTTTCATTTAAGGAGCAGTAAAAATGGGAACTCCCCTCATCGGTCGCGGTGTCCGCGTTGAAGTCCAAAAAACCGCCGCTGTCGCAAAAGTCATCACCGCCGTGACGCTGGCTAATCCCGGCGTGTGCACCTCTACCGCCCATGCCCTCGCCGATGGTGCGGTTGGCTACCTAGATGCCGTCACCGGTATGGTCAATCTTGACGGTCAGGCCGTCCGGGTCGATGCGCCGGCCGCCAATACCTTCGAATTGCAGGGCATCGATACGACGACCTTCCCGGCATTTACCGCTGGCACCATCGTGCCGATTACGGCCTGGGCGACGCTCTCGCGCTCCACCTCCTACAAAATTGGTGGCGGCGCTGCCGAAAAGATCAAAACCACGGTATTGCTCGATGAAATCGAGCAGCAAGCTAACGGCCTGCTCGCCGCGCAAACCGTCAGCTTCAACTTAAATCACGAAACGGTTGACGAAGAGGCGCTGCAGCTAATCAATGCCGCCGCGATCAGCCAGGCTTATCTGGTATTCCGGATTACCTTTTCCGGTGGAGCTCAGCGCGTATTTCGTGGTCAGCCATCGATGCCGGACGAAGATGTCGGCCAGGGCGCGCTGGGAACCGGCACGCTGGAAGTCACGGTCAAGGGCCGAGTCCTACGCTTGCCGGCGGTGTCCTGATGACGCCCGAGCAACAGATTGCCGCCATTCTTGCTCAGCGCGCCCAATGGGTGCCGCTGGGTGAAGGCAAGCGGGTGCGCATGCGCCGGCCCTCCGAGTGCGACATGCGCGGCCTTGTGTTGCGTGATGCCGATGGCACTGCCAGCGGCCTCAAGGCCGATCTGCCCGAGGTCAAGAAGTTCGCCATTGACTGGGACGGCTTCAAAGAATCTGACCTGATTCAAGGGGGTGCCGATGATGGCGTGCCGTTTCACCCGGAAGTATTCGCAGTCTGGGTCGAAGACCAACGGCAAGCCGTCACCACGCTGGCACAGGCGATTATCGACGCGGTCTTCGCCCACGAAGCCAAACGGCAGGAAATCGAAAAAAACTGATCGCCCACCTCGATGCCTCGGCCGGCATCGAGATAGAGGGCGAAACCCTGCCGCCGCTCTCCGACGATGACGCCCTGGCCTTCAAGGTCGTGAACATGCTCAAAAACGGGCAGGGCGGCATTGATTGGGCCGGCTTTCCGCTGCTCTGCGGCTGGATCGGCATCAGCGACCTCGACGGCATGCTGCACCGCCTCGCCACCATTTTGACGCATCGCCCAACAAAGGACTGAGATGGCCATTGCCAAGCTCTCAATCGACCTCGAAGCCCGGTTAGCCAAATATGAAACCGACATGAAGCGTGTCGTTTCGCTATCCGAGCAAACCGCCGGTCGTATCGAATCCGCTTTCGGCGGTGTCGCCCTGATGTTCACCGGGCTGGCCGGGGCGCTCTCGGTCGGCGCGCTCAAGGGCGCCTTTGACAAATACGTCGAAGGCGCCGCCGCGCTCGATGACTTCGGCGAAATCGTCGGCAGTACCACTGAAAAAGTGTCGGGCCTCTCCGCCGTCGCCAAAATCAGTGGTACGGATCTCGGCCTGCTGCAAGGCGGTATGGTCAAGCTGGCCAAGTCGATGACCGAAGTCAGCGACAAAACCAGCAACGCCGGCGCCGCCTTTGCCGCGCTCGGCATTGATCCGGAAGAGCTGAAGCTGCTCGATACCAGTGACGCCTTCAAGCAGCTGGCCGATCGCCTCAACGAATATGAAGACGGCGCCACCAAAACCGCGCTGGCCACCGCGCTGCTCGGCAAGAGCGGGGCGCAGCTGCTGCCCTACATGAAAGACCTTGCCGAAACCGGCAATCTGGTCGCCAAAGTCACCACCGAGCAAGGCGCCGCTGCTGAAGAATACGAAAAGAACCTCAAGCGCCTGGCTGCAGCGCAAGGGGCTGTTGCCAAAATCATCTCCGCTGAAGTGCTGCCGGTCGCCAATGAGTTTGTCAAAACCTTGGTCGACATGATCACCAAAACCGATGGCGTCACCGATGCCACCAAAGGCATGGCCAAAGACGGGTCGATTACCGAGTGGGCAAAAAGCGCCGCCCGTGCTGCCGCCTTTGTCATCGATTCCTTTGACGGCGTGCAGCGCGTCGTCAAAGGGGTTGGCATCACCATCGCCGCCATTGCCGCCCAGGCTGCGTTTTTGGCTAAAGGCAATCTGGCTGGCTATAAATCGGTTGGCGCCGAGTGGCGCAAAGACCTCGAGGATATCGCCAGCAAGCCGCAGTTTTCCGATGGCCTGGAGGCCCGCTTGTCTGCCATGTCAGCCGGAGGCGCGACGACTGCGCCCGGCAAAAATAAACTCAGATTTGCCGGTGGTGGAGCAGAAGCAAAAGCCAGGCGTGGCGGCAAAGCAGGCGGCGCCGGCAAAGAGTCGGTCGCCTCCTTTACCGATTACGACGAGCAAGTCCTGCAGCGCATTGCCGGCGCCATCGAAAAAACCGATGTCGTCAAAGCCGCCGAGCTGGTCAAGCAGCTGGAAACGCTGGACAAACTCGCCGCCGCCGGCCTCGACCCGGCCATCGTCAAAGCCGTGCGCGACGACCTGACCGGCGCCTCAAAAATCGCCGCCGACGAACTAGCCCGGCTCAACAGCATGCTGGCCGCGACCGACTCCAGCAAACTGGAGATAGCCCGCAAAGATATGCTGCTCCTGACCGATGCCCTGACCAGTGGCCGCATCGCCGAAGCGCAATATCTGGAGGCCGTCACCGCCCGCCTCGACGGCACCGCCGGCAAGTCCAAAGAAGCGGCCAGCGAAGTCAACGAATTCGCCAGGCAAGCCGCGCAAAACATTCAAAGCACGCTGGCCGATTTCCTCTTTGACCCCTTCGCCAATGGCGCAGACAAAATGGCGCAGAAGTTCGGCCAGATCATCCAGCGCATGGCCGCCGATGCCGCCGCCGCCCA